TGCGTGCCACCAAGCTTCAAGTGCAGTATCATTATTCTTTATACTATTTTGACGATTCTTTTCATCTTGAAGTCTGGCTTCACGAATAACAAATGCTTGACCCATATCATTTGGATCTGCATATCTCTGTGAAAACTCTTGGAAAGAAAACGATCTATGCCGAAGAAATTGCCGAGCAATATCTCTTGTAGTCTCAATTTCCATTGTAGCTGAAGCCATTTCAAATGGTGACCAATGCTTATGTTTAATTAAATAAGATAAAAGTTTTGGTGTTGTTTTAGTATTGGCTTGGTTGCCAGGATTTGATACTCTAGCACAATATGCAATTAAATCTTGAATATTTTCTAAACCCATAATCCCTGGTTCTCCAGAGTGCACATGTTTCATCGGTTGGCTATATGCCAATAATCTAACTTTCAATTTAAATATCCTCTATGTTGATATGAATTAATATCATCTTTAAATTCAACCATAACCTCCAACATTTTATCATAATCCTCTTCAGGTAATAAAGACCGATATAAACTTAATCCTGTTGTTGTAAGGACGGCTGCAATCATCAAGGGTTCATTATTATTTTCAGATAAACTGTTAACAGTTTCTATAATTTTTCTATAGCAAACTTTAAAATCATTATCGTCATAATCATTCATGGGTTAATACCAAAACAAGGCAACCAACCTACATTACAATAACGAGCATAATCTTCAAGCCCTACCATAGCCATAAGAACAAGAATTGGAATTCCAATAATAATAAAAACTATAATTAGAAAGGCTGGTAACAAACCTTTCATAGTGCAATAGTAAGTATTTTCGCTCATTGTACTTCTTTCATAACATAAGTTTTATTTTTCATATGATCAAGATATGATTTACCTGAAATTCTTTGACGAATAAAAGGTTTATTTGTTTCCGTCTTGTTAGGATTTTCGATAGTAACAACAATATCTTTACCTTGTCGTAAAGCCTTTTGTTGGTTTAATACTCGCATCTGAGAATTAAGGTAATCTCTGCGCATTTCTTTACGAATAGTTTTACTTACATTTGAATGGATACCCTGAGAAACGTTTCCGCTTGATTTTCCACCTTTACCTTTAGCCATAATTTAATTCCTTATAATTTAAAACCTTCAAATTTCTTTGCATTTATACCATTATTTGTTTTATCAAATACTGGAGTATCATCTATTAATGTTTGCTCACCTTCGTGAGCATCAAATAATCTCATCTTTGATCTATCTATACCAATAACAAACCTCTTCTTGTATGTTGGGTCATTATATCTATTCTTTAGCTGTTTGACTGCGAGTTGTCCCATTCCCTCAAGTTCTTCTGTAGAGATAAGGGCGAACATGAGGTCTGCGGTAGCGGGTAATCCAAAAGACTCGGACGTATCTTCAAGCCCAATATCCGAGTTACTATAACCAGACCTAGTCGTCTGCGTTGCAGTAACGATCGGTAAGTCAAACTCCACCGCAAGGCCTCGTAATTCTTCAGCAATTGCTTTAATGTAATTATATGAGTTGATTGCACCACCCATTCCTTTCATTCTACTTGAAGAACAAATATTCAGATAATCAATATAAATGATATCAGGTTCAAATGATTTTTTGAGTTTTAACTCATTTAATAAAGCACGAAAATGACCAGCGTGTGCTGATCCAGTCGGATACTCTTTAATAATAAGTTTACCATTTGTTTTAGATGAAAGACCTCGGACCCTTTCTGCAAACATCTCTTTACTGAGATGTTCTAATTGATCAATTGGTATATCAAGTAAGTTTGCGTCAATTCTTTCTGCTATTCTTTCTTCTGCCATTTCCATAGTAAGATATAAAACATTCCTACCCTGGTTTAAATTAGCAGCAGCACAGTGACACATAAATAAAGATTTACCAACGCCAGTACCAGCAAGACAGACATTAAGACTTTTGTTTGGAATACCTCCCTTTGTAATCTTGTTAAAGTAGTCAAGATCAAAAGGTAATCTTTCTTCGTCACGGTGGTAGAATTCAAATCGCTCTTCAAAGTTTTCAATATAGTCGTGACCGATGTTGGGGTCGAACGAGACGCCGAGCGCTTTCGTGAGAATATCCGGTAAAGCATTTTTTGTTAAACTCTGGTGTTTGCCATCAATGATGGAGATTGATTCCATAACAGCATTATATAAAGCACGATCTTGACACCATTTTTCTGTAGTATCATTTAACCAAACTTCATCAGACTGTTCTACTTCAAATAAACTAGGTATAATTTCAACAGCGTGTCTATACTGTTCGTCATTATAGTTATCAGCCTGATCAATTTCAATCTTAAATGCTTCCGCTGTCGGAAGTTTATTATACTTTGCAACAAACATTCCTGCTTGTTTAAATAACATCTTATAGACGCCTTCAAAGTAATCGGGTTTTACGAAGGGAAGAACCTTTCGCATATATTTTTCGTTAGTAAGAATATTTTTAAGAACAACTTGTTCTATATTAGTGTTCAAATTTACACCTCTTTTAAATGAATTTCTTCTTTGTTTTCTATGGAAGATTCTAATATACTATATAATAAATCACCCGCAGCCATTTGTAAACCAATATCTTCGGCTGTAAGGTCTTCATCTGGTGCTGAGATAACTTCAAAGTCAAAATGTAAGTCCAGTTCTTCGTCTTTTTCTGGAGTCTTACCATCAACACGAATAGAACCATAACGAATCACAACCTCGTTAAACTCTCCTTCAAGTATTCTAACATTCCACACTTCATTAATATTTTCGTCTGATATTAATTCATAATCTTTATTTTCTATATACTTTCCCATTAATCTTCAACCACAATTTCATCCATATCAACAAGAGACTGGTGACCAATGCTGTATTGTTTCTTTAGGAAATCTTTAAAATCCGTTTCAGCAAAGATCGGATCCCAGAAGGACTTATCAAGAGTTCCATCGTACCGAACTTTAGGTCCAACCTCTCCAGTAGATTGATCAACAGCAGCGTACCAGCCATTGGAAGGCTTAACAGCATAACCACCAGCAAGAGCACAATCGAGCAAGCCAGAATAAGACTTGACACCACCTTCCCAAGATACAGTAATAGGAATTTTTGACTTTTCTTTAACATATCGTGATTTCTCCACATTAATCACAAAGTGATAACCTTGAATCTCAGTACCTTTCTTATCTTGTTGACGACCAATAATCCAAATATTATCTGCACTATAGTATATACCAGTTCCGCCAGATACAATCGCTTTAGGAAATAAACCAATCTCTTGATATGTATGATTTACTGCAATAAGTGGAATATTCTTCATAGCAAGATATGGTGTGCTCATACGGAATAGACCCTTAAGTGCTTTAGCACGAGACATATCTGCTACTGACTTTTCATTCTTAGCATCTTCTAATTCTTTCTTTGATGCTAAATTACCAATAGAATCAATAACAACCACAACTTTATCATTACGGTCTAATTCTTCTAGTTGTCCAATTAAATCAAATTTTAATTCTTCAACATTAGTAATAGGTGTGTGGAGAACACGAGACGTGTCAATACCAAATTGTTCAAAATAACTCTGAGGTGATCCAAACTCTGAATCATAGAATAGCATTACCGCATCTGGGTGATGTTTCATATAAGCTGCAGCCATAAGCAGAGCAAATGAAGTTTTAAAGTGCTTAGAAGGTCCAGCAAGAACTGTGAGACCTGGGGCTAACCCACCATCTACTGAACCAGATAGTGCAACATTAATCATAGGGACATCTGTTGGAACCATATCTTTTTCAGTAAAAAATTTAGACTCAGAAAGAACCGATGTGTGGGATAGTTTTGAGTTCTTTTTGAGTTTGTCCATAATTGACATACAATACTCCTCTGTATAGTATTAATTTATATATTATAACTCATTTTATGAGAAATATAAAGTAAAAATATCATATTTTTCTAAAAAATATAATATAGAAAAAATTATGCATATAATAATAATTGATTTAGCAATGACTAATCCTGCAAATACAATAGCTTGAAAAAACCACTTTATTAAAAATAATAAAGCAAATAAGCCAATTGTATATGCAAAAAGTTCAAGCATAGCTCACGTTTTGCTCTAGCTCACGAGAATCTTTTTCATACTCTTTTCTGTATTCATTATTTGCACGAATAACTTCATTTAAAACAGTAAACTCTTGGTCAGAGAAAGTGTTAAATGCGGACGTGTCTTTTGGAAAACAGGCACCACCAAAACCACGTTTACCATCAAAACCTGGTGCTCTGGTATGTGATGTACCAATACGTGGATCGGTACCAATAGCATTTACTATATGACCAAAATTTCCGCCAAACTTTTCTATTACATCATAGAATTGATTGAACCACAAAACTTTAGTTGCAAGAAAACAATTAAGACCATACTTGACAAAACTGGCTTCTGTAGCAGACATGTGAAAAGCTGGACACGGTTTACATAGACTATATTCTTTATAGATTTCTTCCAAACGTAGAGTAGTTTCTTTATGTCCACCAAATACATGCATATCTGG